TAATTTATCAGTATCTAATATAGGTAGGGATGCTGTTGGTAGTAAAGAAATATTTTTATTTAATTTAGTATCTAATGATTGGCTAACTATATAATCACTTGGATAAGATGAAGTACTATTTGTTAAACTTCCTGTATTTTTATTTACAACATTCTCTGGAATGTATCCTAAAGCTGTAATAACATTATCGTAAGTAACTGAAGCTCCTGCTGAAATAACATTTCCAAATTTATCAACTGGAATAAATTTAGCTTGAGTTGAGTCACTTAAATTAGTTGCATTTTTTCTTACAATAAGATAACTTCTGAATATAGCATTATCAGCGATATTTTGTTCTGTAACAAATGTTTCAGTTTTAATTGCATTCTCGGCCTCTGCTAATGAATTATATTGATATTGTCCTGGCTGTATTCTAGTTAATCCTGATTGAAATAAATTAATATGCTGGATTTGCCATCTATTATTATTTAATAATGGAGTTAAAACTCCATTTAAATCATAATTTACTGGGTCTATAGTTGTTCTATCAGTATATTCAGTTCCATTTTGTAATCTATATCTAAATGTTAGAGCAGTTTGAGATGGAATAGTTAATTGATGTGGATTTAACCAATCATGAGAATTTATACCTAATCCAAAAATATTCCCTTCTGTTTTATTTAATCCTAAACCAGTCCCGTTACCGCTATAAGTATTTCCACTTAAATTTAAACTACCAATAGCTTTAATAACATCATGTAATTGATTTCCAATCCCTAATATAGGTGCTTTAATTTCATTAGTTGTATTAATATTAGTTCTATTAGAATGTATTGCTGCTCCTAAAATAGCTAATGTTCTTCTTTCTTCATCACTAAAAGGTGAACTCTTTTGAATAATTTGCCCATTTTCATTTAATGCTATATAAGTAGCATTAAAAGTAGTTAGATATTGTGGTGTAATCCCTTGAACTCCTGGGAAATATTTAATACTAGATTGTATATCTAAGAAATCACTAAAATCAGTAATAATATAATAACCAGATGCTATATCATATTTAGTATTATCAATTGAATTTATTGATAATTGTAAACCCATAGCAAATCCTGTAGGAATATTATCCTTACTTTTTAAAGTAGTTTCAATTACTTCAATAGATGAACTAGTTTCTGTAAAATTTTCATTTACTTTAATAAATGCATCCCTTAATAAATCTCCAGTACCATCATTGGCTACACTACCTGTATGTACGTATTGTATATCCATTATTCGTATATTTCAATTTTTACCATTGTGTTATCTCCAGTATTAATATTAATTTTTTTATCATTTATATAACTTACAAAATTAGATTCTGAAAATAAATTATCTGTTGTGAAAACACTACCAGATGTTTCTATTATGAATCCATTCTGATAATCATAAGATATTTCAATTTCATCATCAATATTATTATAGAATATTCTACTACCTGATATATTGTGTGATAAAACTTCCGTTCCTCCATCCCAAATTAATGGAAATTGCCCACTAGCAGTAAATGGTGTTCCTTCTGATGTATATCCCACATTAGTAAAATTATCACCATTTATTAAGGTTGGTATAACATATGTTTTTCCTATTACTAATGAACCTGATGTTAATATTTCTTCATTATATCTTAATAATAATGAAGCGTAAGTGTATTTATCTCTTACTTCTTCAAAATTAGAATTTACCTTATTAAAAGCATCTCTTAATTTATCTCCTAAACCATCGTTTGGTTGTGATGTATTTATATTTTGCATATTATTTATATTATAATAATTATTTTAAAGCGATTTAAACGCATATTATTATTTTTTAATGGTATCCTGTGATTTAAATTTATCTTCAATTTCACTCGTTTTTACTTGCTTAGTAAATGAAATCATCTTTCTTAAATCATTTTTTTTAACCATATATTCTTTCTTTTGTTCCATATTAATCTAAAAACCAATTAAATTTAAAACTATTAGAAGTACAATTTTGAGTATATTCTGCAACTGGATTATCTTTAATCCAATCTTTAAATATTAATTCAACTGCTGCTCCTAATTGTTGAAAACGAGTGATTAACAACGCAACCTCACTATATTCAACACTCTCCCCATTATCTGGAATATGACGATAAATACCGCCGTTACTCATTTGATATGAGCCGAATTGTGTGAAATTAGCTGCTGAATAATATACTAACATATCAACAACAAATTCATCATAAATAGTTAAATAACTTCCTGCTAAAGTATCGGTTTCAAAATCCGCTAATATTTTATTATATAGATTTAATCCTAATACTCGTCTAATCTCATTTTTCTGAGCAGCGTATATATAAGGTGTTAAAGAATCTATATCTGTATTTCCTGATATTTTAGTCAATTTAGGTATGTCATCTGATTTTAATAATAAGGTATGTTCCATTATTCTGTAGGTATTTCTTCTGTTTTTGTTTGTAATTCATCAAAATCTTTAAATTCAACATCTAAAGATGGGTCTATAACATTAAATATTTCATTTAAACCATCTATAATAGTCTCTCTTATTGGGTATATATGTTTTCTATATAACATTTGAGTTGCAGTTTGTATTTCTTCAGAATTATTTCCTAATCCACCACCATCTCTAGTACCTGCAAATAAAATTGGAGGTGCTGAGTGAGCAATAATTAATTTCTTTTCAGCTACCTCTTCAAAATGAACATATTGTTGATTTAATTCAACGATTGGAATGTCAGTAACTTCAATTCCTTTTTCAGACGATTCATTAAATGAAACAACAATTTTATTTGTATTTCCGGTTCCAGTTAAAGAATTTATAATTTTACGTTTATATTCTGCTTTTAATTCCTCAGTTGGAGGAACACCATTATTACAATTTACAACTTTAGTAGCTTGAAAACCATTCATTACGTGATTAATAGAACTATTTGCTAATTCCATCTCTAATTGAGCATATTGTAAACCTGGAGTATAATCAGGATTGGCAAAAAATGGATTTGAAGATGGTCTTTGAACCATTAATATTTCTACATCATTTCCTTTATAAACACCTGTATAAGCGTTAAATGGAACTGGTTTATATTTTCCTTGTTGTTCCCAATCAAATGAATACCAATATCCATTAATTAAATTATTTTTATCTAAATTCAATCCTAATTTGAATACAGGAACGTATTTCATCAAAATAGGTAATTTATCTTTAGGGTCTTTAGCTGAGTTCCATATAATTTGTAATGCATAAGCACCATAAGTTTTATAATCTTGAACTACTAACCTTACATCACCTTTTTTAATATATTTGTTAATATCTTTTCCATTTACTTCATATAATCCCTCTCCATAAACATAATTACAGTAACCATTTATAATTCCTGAATTAGTTGTTGAACCTTCATAGCATTCTTTAACATATTTGTAAAAACTGTTATTATCTCCATTTAAAGTCCATTTTTTGTTTACTGAAGGTGTAATAATTGGTTGAACATATTTAGAGAATTCAATAACCTCTATATCATTATTTAATTTTTCCATTAAAATGTTAATTTTTTATTACTACTCACTGTAGTATGTTTGTAATTTTGTATATCTTCATTTGGTTTTACTACAAGTAATTTACCTCTATATATTTCTGTACCATCTGATGTGATATTTATCTCAAATTTCTCACCAATTTCATATTCTCCACTTAATAATACAATATTCATATAACCATTTACATAACCCCATTCATTAGTTGCGTTAAATAATTCGTTTTTAATTTCACTACGTAAATTTACTACAATATCTGTACCAGCTTCTGGAAGGATGCGTGGAAGTAATACAATTCTCTTATTAGACATGTAATATTCTGTCATATCTGCTGTAATTACTGTTGAATCAGCAGAAATGTATGTTGAATCTACAGTTAATTCGCTAAGAGTATTATCAATTTCTATTATCTTCATTATATTTTCTTTAAAAACAAGTAATTTATGTTATTTCGTAATAAAAAAAGCCAAACTTTCGTTTGGCTTCCGACCGAGGTAACCTCAATCCTAAGTATATTATACTCCTTCTACAAGTAATGCTGAGTAAGCTGTTTTACCTGCTGAAGATAATGATAAATATGGTTCATTTTCCATTGATGTAAATATCAATGTGTATCCTTGCATATCTGTTCTAGCTCCACCTGTAGTAATAGTACCACCAGTTAATTCAGCTCCATTTTGAGAACCAATTACTAAAATATCACCGTTATATGTTTCAATATATGGAACTACTTCTCCCATTGTTAACATTTTAACTTCATTTCTAGTATCAGTATCTAATTTTTGTAAAACTAAATTTAATGTACCGTTATAAACTACTGTTCTAGCATCAGCGTCTGCACTAATTTCTTCTGAATACGTATTTCCAGTATTCTTTAATTCGTATCTATAGATTTGAGAACCGGTTGGAATCGTGTCTATAGAACCTGTTGTTGATGCAATTAAATTTGCTGAATCCCATACTTGAAATCCAACTGCTTTAAATCCACCATTTCCACCTTTACAAGGTAATTTTCTACCTTTAGATAATGTTATACAAGCCATTGTTATATTGATTTATTAAAAAAGGGGTTAGGATATAAACCCTATCCCCTTAGGTTGTTATTTATTTTATAATTATGCTATAACTCTAGACCAAACGATTTCAGAACCGAATGAATAACCTACACCTGCTAAGAACTGCATATCTGTTCTAACTTGTCCGTCTAATGATACTGCATCGTGGTCTACAACTCTTACGTTGTTTAAATCTGATTCTAATCCTGTTGCGAATGCTAAGTTTTTAACTCTATATGCTACGATTGTATTAGATGGTAAACCACCAATTGATTCAACTCTGATTCCTAAGTAATCTAATTCTTTAGCACCTACTGTTGAATTTAATCCCATTTTAGCTTGAGCTGCTTTATAAGCTGATGCTACGTTTTTAGATACAGCGAATACTACTTCGTCTTCAACTTCTGCTGGAATTGCATTATAAACTGCTTCAAATGAACCTGTAACATTAGCTACAGTAACTGCTGAACCTGATACATCGATTACGTCTGCATCCGCTGCGAATTGAGTTAATAATCCATTCATTTGAGAACCTGTGTTAGCACCTTGCCATATTTGAACATCTAATTTAGCACCTGCATTGCTTATCATAGCTAACAAAATAGCTTCTTTGATATCTGCTGGTACATCTTCAGTTGATGCTGAGAAGAAACCTGCATTTAATGCTTGGAATGTTTGAGCGAAATCTTTCTTACATAATTCGTGTTGAATTTGGTAATGTTTAGTTGTAATTTCTTTATCAGTTAAACCTACAGTTCCTGTTGGATTCCATCCACATGCTGCTGCTGCTAAATCTGCTGAATAAGATAATTTTGGTAAAAATGCAGAACCGATTACGTTAGGTAATACTGTAATCATATTTTTTCCTATAGTATCTGCTTTTTTAAATGCTTGTACGAAAATTTCACCAGCTGCTACACCTGTGAATTGACTTGAAACGTTTACTGTTGTTGCCATTTATTTAATTGTTTAATTTTATTTATTATTTATTGTTTGTTACTTTTCTAATTGCTTCTAAAGCTGATGATGGTCTTATTGATTTATCTTCAACTGGTCTATCTATAATTCCCATTGATGATGGTGTTTCTTTAGATAATGCAACCACTTCATTTTCTTTCAAAACAAAATCCGCTTCTAATTTATTAATTTTAGTTTCAGCATCTGCTAATTTAGCTTCTAATTCAAGAACCAATGCTTCTTTCTCAGCTAACATAGCTTCTAATTCTGCAATTCTTGTATCTTTATCAACTTCTTCAACTGGTGTTTCAACCATTGTATCTTCAGCAATTACATCAGCTGGAGTTTCAGCGGCTAATTCAACTTTCCAATAAGGTGATGTTGGATTTTTTTCTAATTTAACTATTTCAGCTACTTCATTAGTTGAATAAATTTTACCTTCATATTCGAACGAGAAATCAGGTAATAATTCTTGATTTTCACCAAATAATGTTTTTCCTAATGATAACCATTCAGCGAATACAACTACACCATTTTCTCCTTCAAATTTACCTAAAGTTTCTGATGATTGTTCAATTACTTCTTTATCTTCTGTTTTTTCCTCTTCAACAATATCTTCAACTGATATGATTTGTCCTTCTGTACCTGTTTTATATTTTTTCCCTTCAAATATAAATTCCATTTCTTTAACTAATTCCCCTGTTTCATTATCATATACTAATACATCCATAGCTAAAGGCTCGTTTGTAAAGTAAGATAACTCATCTGAAATTTTAATTGTAAATTGTTTTTCTGCTTCCATTTCTATAATCGCTTGTTTTAATGCGTTTTTAAATAATAATTCTATTTTATCCATTTTTTTAAATTTAACTGATTCTGTGATTTGTTTAGGTCTTAGTAAAGCATCAATCGATAAACCAGTTACTAAACCAGTTTTAATATAATTTTCCCACACATCTACGTTTTCAACTTTCATTGCTAACATCCATGTTCCTTTAGGTAAGTTATATCCTAAAGCATTTGCTTTATCATTTTTAGGGTCTTCAATAATCCAACTTTCATAGAAATAAACATCTTCAATTTTATCTTGATGCTCTATAGTTGAATTTTTATTATATTGTTGTTTCCAAAAATTTTGTTGTAATTTTTCAATTGTAGGTGCTGATACGAATGTATATCCTGGTTTTTTATCTTTCCCAATTGAATTTCTATATATTTTTTGGTCTGGAATTAATACTGGTGAAATAACGATACGTTTTTCCTCATTACTTAATTTCCATTTAATTGGTTCTTCAACTTCAGATTTTCCATTGCTAGAAAAGAATAACATCTCCATTTCAATTGCTGGCTCAGCAACTAAACTAGCTCCATATACTCCATCTTTGTTATCTTCATCTAAAATTAATTCAAATATATTCATTTGTTCTGTATTATTTTGTTGTTGCTCAGAAAAATTTAATCTTTCTACTTTACTATCATCAACTATTCCTTTATCAATTTCGTATGGTAAACCATCTTCATCAATTTTTACTTCAATTTCTCTCCAATAATGTTGGCAATTAGCTCCACCTCTATATTTGAATATTGAATATCTATTTGTACCTTTTTTTGCAAATTGTGAATTTAAACCTTGAAATGACATTCTATTAATATCGTCTTTTGTATAAAGTTTATTCATAGACATCATTATGCGGCAAAACTGTCTCTGTGGTGCTTTACTACCATCATATCTATAGAACGTTCCCTTTTCAATATCATTATTAACAGCTTGCGCTATTTTTAATATATCTTCTTGTTGTTGTTCAGTAAGAATGAAATCACACATCTCTTTTTAATTGAAAACAAAGTATATTAATTTTGTATTAGAATAATAATCTGCGATTTAAAACGAAATAATTATTTAAGCAATACAATTTATATAAAATAAGAAATAGCGCAGAATATCGTTGATTTCTGCGCTAATCTTTAATTATATTGATGTACTTTCCACTAAATTTCTATCTAATGATTGGCCTGTTGTAACTTCACTTGTAACTACATAAGCTTTTATTGGAGGAGTTTCACCTGTTTGTCTTGCTATAGCTCCCGCTAATTGATTTTCATTTGAAGATACAAACGATACATTAGGTGCTGCAGCTGCTGCTCGAGCACCTCCACCACCACCACCAGAAGCACCTCCACCACCACCAAGTGCTGATAAAGCTTTAGCAGTTGCTGCTACGTTAGCTGCAATACCAATACCTGCTGAAATATTATTAAAAGCTATCTCAGTAGCTGCTAATGCTTGTCCACCTGGGAATGGATATTTAGCTAAAGCTTGTGCATTAGCTGTTTGAGTTGATATAACTGTTTTTGCAATACCTACAGCACTATCTGCCACAATTAATCCTTTCTGAATTGCTTTATTTTTTCCAGCTAATTGACTTATAAAAGCTATACCTTGTGATGCTACATTTAATTGTTGATTTTGAATAGAAGTTTTAGCATCAGCTAGAGCTTGTTCAATTTTTAAATCCTCTTCAGCTTTTAGTTTTTTAGCAGCTATATCATCTGCTTTAGCTTTATCACTAATCTCTTTTTCCTTCTCTTGTTGAGCTAATAATATGTTGTTTCTATCATTTAAATATTTTAATTCTAATTCATTAGTATCTATTTTAAACTTTTCTAATAATGCTTTTTCATTATTATATTTAGTTTCTAATTGTTCTAATTCAGTTTGTGAATTTTTTAAATTATCTGCTTTAGCTTGGTCAGCTATTCTTTGAGCATTATCTTTTTCAGCTTTTATTCTATCTTCAAGAGCCTTTTTATCAGCATCTGCTTTTTTATTAGCATCATCTTGTTGTTTTTTTATTCTTTCTCGTCTAGCTTTTTCAGTATCTGATTCTAATTTATTAAATTGTCCTTCTAAAATTAATGAATTATTTCTCAAATCATTTAATTTTCCTTGAGCTTCATTTCTTTTATTTAATGCTTCTAATGTTTTTTCACTATCTCTATCTCTATTAAACTCAATTCTATACTGAGATTCAGCTAATTGTAATGCTTTTTCTTGTTGTTCTATCAAATCAGCATTTTGTTTGTATTTTTCTTGTAATATTCTTCTAGATGATGCTCCATTTAATTCAAGTAATTGAATTTCTGTATTAGTTTGTTGTAAATATCTATCTCTAGATAAATTTAATTCATCCATTTGCGCAGTTAATTCTGCTAATTGTTTTGTACTCCCGTCAATTACCCCAGACCATTTTTCCCAATTGGCTATTAATTCCCCCATTATAACAACTGCTAAACCAATACCTGATGCTAATAATGCTCCTTTTAAACCTGATAATTTATTTCCAAATAATGAAGTAGCTTCCCCAGCATCTTTGAAGTCCATAGCTAGTCCACCCGTTAAGGAAGATAATAATCCCATAGCACCCCCATTTTCTGATATCCTAGATGTTAATCCTTTTGTGGAATTTGAAGTTCTATCAATTGAATTATTTAATCCATCAACACTAGATTTAGTTTGGTCAGCATTGGTTATAAAATTTAACTCAACATTTTTTTCTATATCTGCCATTATTTTTTATATTTATATTTTCTTTTACCTTTACTAACCACATCTCTCCAATCGGAAATTTTTTCATATTTTCCCTTTAATACCTCAATTTCAGGAGCGGTGTTATACCACTCCTGTGAATTGAGCATTTTATATAATTCTATAAACATATTTTTATTTTAAAAACAATTATTAATTACAATTTAAATAAGAAACTATTTCTCCTATTATATTTATTTGAATTGCGTATTTCTCAGTTGTTGATAAATTTCCAACTATCCATATTTCATTACCTCCATTAAATGTAGTTGTTAATTCATTATCAGTATAAAATATATCTCCAACACCTAAATTATCTAAAATATCATACGTGTATAAATTTTGAGTTGATGTTACCCCCATTTCAAAACATGCATCTTCTAATGTTTGTAATGGCAGTTCATAACTAAAAGGAGAACGTTTGTAATTTATTACTGATAATGTACTAACTGTTGATAAAAAATAATCTACCGACCATAATCCTAAAACATCTTGAGTACTTACTCTAAAATCATAAGATGTTCCTTCTTCCAAATCAGTAACTAATTCGGAAAAATTACCTGATGTAGTTGATATAAATCCATATACAACCCAATCTAATTCAGATTCTGATGTTTTTTTATATTCTAATAAATGTCCCGCAATTCCAATATCATCACTTGCTCCTGAATATGTTAATACTATTGAATTAACACCAGACGTATATAATAATGTATTAACTGTTTCTGGTGGATTATTTCCGGATATTGATGTATCGATATCTGTTGTTTTGTATGTTGAAAAAGCATCAATGTTATCTTGGGTTTTAATTCTAAAATTATATGTTTTATTATATTCACCATCAGTCCATGTATAACTTCCAGATGATGCTGAAGATGACACATATATTAAATTATTAAAACTAACACTTCCTGTTAATTTATATTCTATTTGATATCCTTTTATTCCTTCAGAAGCGGATGCTCCACTCCAATCTAATTTTATATTTGCCATATTATAATAGTGTTGCTGTAAATGTTGTTGGTGCTGTTGGTACTAAAGGAGGTAAATAAATATTAGTATAAGCAGGAGAATAATTCATTAATGTTAATTTTGATTTACCTGTAACTATATTTATATCTGCCTCTTCTATACTAAATTTTTTATTCCCTATTATTATTACATCTTTTAAATTAAATGTATTAATTTCATATGCTGGTAAATAACATTCATACTCAAATAATCTAGCATTATTATTATATATTCTTGCAATTTCATTAGAATAATAATTAGAGAACAAATTCTTATTATAAACAAATGAATTATCTAAAACATCAACCTCAGCTGAATATCCCAATGAATTAATATAAGATGAAGTATTGTCGTTGTAAACTATACTTACTTTATTGTATGTTTCTAATTCTACAACTGATGAACCACTTTGAAAATTAAAAGAAATATTAGTATTATTAATATCTTGTAATGACTGACTTCCATTATAATAAAAAATTGTAAAATCTTCATTATTTGGTTTATATAATGTTCCATAAGTTCCATTAGTTTCTGAATCTGATGTAAATCCATAAAATGTTTGTACATTAGTATTAGGAATTAATCTATTAGGAACTATATTAAATTGGGTTTCTATTTTATATTCATCTTTAAGAAATTTATCAGTAGATTCATATTTAAATTCCCCAAATTCTCTAAAACCAATACCAATTTTAAAATCTTCGTTTGATTTATATTTAGATGTTTTATGTTTAAAATTTATATTCTTATATAATGATGTAGGTTTTACTATATTTTGTTCTATATCAATATATGGTGTATAATCTTTAATTGTTTGATAAAACTCATTTCTTGGAACAAAATTAATTATATTATTATTGGTTGGGTCTTCAATTATAGATATATTAAACATTTTTATAAATGAAGAAATAAAATCAATAGTTTTAATTGAAGGTAATAGATTATATAATGATAAACTGAAAGTTAATCTTGAAGTTGTCAACGTCGCCTTATCAAATCCAGGAGATAATAATCTAACTTGGCCTGTATTCCAATATACTAATTGATTAGGTATAATTTTTATTCCAATATTTATTGAATTTGATGGATTTAACCCATAAGCAACTGAATTAACTACTAACCCCCCAGTCCATACATCATAATCATCATTTACAGTCATGATATCTTCTTTTAAAATCTCATTAGTATTATAATTATAAAAAACTATTTTAGGTAATATATCTTCTGTGGTGGAATTGTTATATTTTAATAAAAATAAATTTACAGCAATTGTAATATCAGATGAACCAGTACCATTATATTTTAAATTAAAATATTCACTATTACTGGTATTAGTAGAATCCCAATTTGATGAATCAAATCCACTCATAACTGAATTTAAAATTACTTTATATTCTGTTGTAGCTAGTGAATTGCATAATATGTAAAGTTTTTCATATTCGTCTTGTCCAAATAATGGTGATGTGAATGTTAAACCTTTAGCAGCTGCTATATCATCCATTATTCTCGAAAATGGGATAGCTGGTCTTAATTCACTAGGTTCAATATATTTTACACCTGTTTTAGTTCCTGTATATTTTATATCATTCAATCCACTATCATTATATGTCCATACTCTTTTATTAGATACTAATGGAACAATCACTTCAGGGTCTACTGAGGATGTTACTGCTAATCCTCTTGTATAATCATATGCTATTTGGTCATTCCATTGTATATTATAAGATGAGCTTTGTAATGTAGTAGCTAATGTCTCATCACCAAATAATTCTTTTAAATTAGTTAATGATGTAAAGAAGTTAATTGAATATGATGAATTGTTTCCATATTTGAATTTACCTTCATTGATTGATATAAATCCTACCTTAAATAATTCTTTATTTATATATATTTTAGCTTTTAAGTATCTTTTAGCTGTTCTTACAACATCAGTATTGAAATAGTAGTTTAATAATTTAGTATTTTTATTTGATGTAGGTATTGTAAATGTTTGAGAATATGTTGAATATACTTTACTTAAATCACTTGTATCTTTTAATTTGAACTTAACATTAATATTTTCATCATCAAACATATCCAAACGGTCATATATGGTTGTTTCTACAGTACCACTTGGTATTAAACCATCATTTACGTATGAATATTCATCAAACCCACCACCTAATATTATGTTATCTCCCAAAATAAGTGAATCATTAATAAATCCACTCCCAGTAGTATTATTTTTTACACCTAAAGTATAACTACCACTTCCTATAGCATCATATCTACTAGATAATGTTGATGTAATAGAACCTGTTGTATCTATATTAATAATAGATTGATATTGATATCCATCATATGATGGAAACATTCCTACTACATTATATCCTCCACTAATTTCATTCAAATTATACACCTCAGAAAATGAAGATGTTGTTGGAGCTGGTAATTGTGATACAAATGAGGTATCAATAGTTCCATTTGAATTAATTCTAAATAAATTATCAACAGCTGAACCACTATATGTGTCAAATGAATATCCTCCTATTAATATTTTACCATCATTTTGTGGTAGTAATGAAAGAGGGTGCCCAGAACTAAAACCTGTAAAACCACCTCCAATATTAAATGAAGTATCTAAAGTTCCATTCGTATTTAGTCTAGCTATTCTTGATGATGATGAGCCACTATATGAGGTAAAAAATCCTCCAACAAGAATTTTCCCATCAGGTTGAATCGTTAACTCTTGGGCTAAATTATTAAATCCTGTTCCTATATTAAACGAAGTATCTATGGTAAAATCTGTATTTAATCTGATTATTTTGTTTGAACTTGAACCATTAAATGAGGAAAATTCACCTGTGATAATCATTTTACCATCACTTTGTACTTCAATTTTTTCCACAAAATTATTAAATCCTGTAGCGAATGATGTATTAATTGTTCCATTCGGGTTAATCGCTACTATTCTATTTGATGTTGAACCACTATATGAGGTAAAAACCCCGACAGCAACTACAGTCCCATCGGATAATACTGTACTATCAAAAACAGCATTATTAAATCCACTTCCGATATTAAATGAAGTATCTAAAGTATGGTCACTATTCAACCTAGCTATTCTTGATGAACTTATACTATTAATAGTTGTAAAATCACCACCAATTAATATTTTCCCATCACTTTGACTAACTATAGTTTGAATTGGTAAATCAGTATCAACTACGCTATGAGGGGTTAATTTTAATGTATCTTTATTAACTATTGTATAATTTTCAAAATCGGTATTAGTATTATAAAATTCTCCATATACACTCCCTGTTATTTCAGATAATCCCGATTCTACATATATTTCTACTCTCATTATCTTACGTTTCTTATTTTATTAATTGTTTCTTCAAATTTTATATTATAACTGATTTTTCCTTTATCATTAAATCTTGTTTTTCTTCCAAAATCGGTATCAGTTACTATTACTGGGATTTGTCTATAGTTATTATAAAATCCTCCAATATTCGTATTAGTTTTAAACTGGATTAGATATACTTTAGGACTATATATTATCTCTTCAATATATTGCCCAGACGATTCATGTATTAAACCAGTATTTATTATTATTTCAGATGTTATGTTATTATTATATTGACTTATTCTGTGGTCTAATGATGGATTAAATAAATCAGGTCTTCTATATGTTTGAGTATATTTTTCTTTTTCTATTTTATTATTAAATGATACTTTACCAGATGGGGAAAAATAATCCCATAACCCTAATCTATTTATATAAACTATAGCTATTGGTTCTTTAACACATATAGTATTTAGTGATGGTGGTGTGAAATTATTTATAATTATACTGCTAGTAACATTCAAAGCATCAGCATCGAATGAAGAAGTTGAATATCTAACTCCAGTTCCGTATTTTTTAACTACATTTGATTCGGTAAATCCAAAAGAATATTCATTATAAGGAATATTATATATAGAACTATCAACATATCCCCAATTATATCCCTGTGTTCCCAAATATGTTGGAGATGAAATTACTGAAGATGCTGATATTGATGATGATGCGTATGGGTTATTAATTATATCGTATTCGTATTTAAAAAATATTGAAGAATCTGATGATGTTGGTATTCCAGATGAATCATATTGAAATTTTGGATTAAATGTTCCTTTAAGATAATCACTTAATTCAAATAATATTGAATCATCATTACTACTTATTTTTTCATTATATAATATTACATTAGGTTCATCTTCATTAATAAACGGGTTGTATAATCCATCTTTCCAATACCACAATTTTAATCTGATATGAGTAAATGATGAGGTTGTTGGGTTAGTTAAGTTAGCGTAAAATGGTGAATTCAATCCTATTATATTCTGTGATGAAGATACTGGAATTGGTTCATATTGCATTGGATTAATTGCCATTATTTTTCTTTTATTGGGTTCATTATATCACCTATTATGGTGTTTACTATATTATCTATTCCTTTAGGTAAATTTTTAGTTATGGCTTTATCCATATATTTTGTACCTTTAAAACTACCATGTCCTGAGTTCAGGAATTGGCCATAGAATTTCTCATTTATTACAATTTGAAATTTATCATTGGATATAAACGTTGTCTCATATTTTATACTACGGTCTAACGCTCCTGTTTTTTTATTTGGTAAAGCGTTTTGTTTCGCGTCTTTTGCGATATTATTACCAAGTTTATCTAATTCATTTTTTACGCTCATAAACAAGGTGTATTATTTGCTATTCCTAGCGTTATTGTAAATTGTTGTCCATCAACCATATTACCTCTTTGTAACTTAAGTGGAGTAACATCAGTTATATTTTCAATGAATATATCATCATCATTATGGTTATTTCTGATATTATTAATAAATTTAACTGCAATAGACATTGTTTCGTTTAAGTTATCAATCATATTACTTCCAAATAACTTATCATTATTTAATTCGTTGTCTATATCTCTTTGTTGAACAATTGAGATTTGATAAACAAAATAAATAACTTCCTCAGTTGGAGTTGATAACGTATAATCTATATTAACCAATGGATAAATATTTTCCTTATTTAAATCCATATCAGCTGTCTTTTCAAATGAAATAGTATTAACCAATGGATTTAATTGGAATCTTTTAATTATGAAATCAGTTACTGTATATAATTCGTTCATGTATTATTATTTATTTTAAAAACAATTTAATTTTATTTTTTACTTTGCTTAGCTTCAACTTTTCTTTTTCTCAATAAATATTCAGCTATAAATAAAAATTTTTCAGCAGGCATTTTAAACGCTTCATCCATTCTTGTCAAATCCCCATTTAATACGATATAAATCATTTCCATGTAAGGACCATAATAATCTAAAAATTCTTGCTTTTCTGTATAACCGAGACTTATACCATCTCCTTCGTCAAATTCATCTCCTGATTCTTCATCATAGAGGAATGGATATAATGACTTAAGATTTGATAGCTCTTCATAAAAAAATTCATAACACCTTCTACATCAAATGCTGATATGTCTTTGAATTTTCTATCATGTCCTTCATATGGAGCTATTCTATATTCACCCCTTTTATTTATTTCGCCTACAATTGGTCTATATAAAATGGATAATAGTTCAATTATTTTATTTTCTTTAAAACATGCTTCCATATCAATTAATTCTCCAGTACTTGCTTTACCAAAATTCGGAATTAATCCATATTCGACTCCATCCATAATTATTATATTATGTAATGTTGTTTCTTCTTGTAATGCATTATGTACTTTAGAAATTAATAATTCAAATTGTTCTAATTTAAGTGCTCTTGCTTCTTTTACTTTTATACCATAGAATATATTTAATATTTTATATGATAATACTTCTTCATCTATATCTTCACTAGATTGAACTAGTTCTCTAAATTTGACGAAATCAGTATATTTGATATCTTTCAATGATTTGATATCTTTGATATTCAACGTTGTTTTTTCCATTTATATATCTTATATGTTTATTTATTGTTATTGTTTTAAATCGCTTATATGTGTTGTTAAAACGTATATATACCGCTATTACGATTAAATTCGAAATACATTCTCATCATTATAGCATCTGAATAATCGGGAGAACGTCCTATCAATGATTTGATTTCTTGTTTTGATTGGATTTTTAATTTTCCGTCTGAATCTAAATCCGCTGATTTTATTTGTTCTAGTTCTTCAATTATATTTTTTTGTTGTTCAGTTCCTAATTCAGCACTTATATATATTTCATTATTATTTATTTTCTCAGCTAGTTTATAATAACATTGAGTTTTCAAATTTTGATAATTATCATCCTTTAATGCTTTACTGTTATTTACAAATCCTTTGATTTTAAGCACATCTACTAATCCTCCACCAACACCATCCTCATCAGCAATTATATTTGAATTAGCGATGTTATGTTTGTTTTTTAACATAGTTATTTTAGCTTGTAAATCAGTAATTCTTGAAATATCATATTCGTACATTTCTATTATTTCTAATCCAACCCAAACACAAATAACTGCTTTATCAGAACCCAATCTGGCTACGTCACAAGTAATATATTTAATTTCATTTGGTTTAGAAACATGAGTATTTGTAAATAAATTCATTATATTTTCTAATTCCACTAACTTATTAGGGTCATCATCATATTCCCAATCACCATCTCTTAATCTCTTGCGTTGTGCTAAAGGTAATGTATCTAAATTTTCAATGTAGTGTCTACTGATAAATGGATTATCACTTGCTAAGGCTTGAATGAATACTTTGTCTTGTGTCAATTTACCTTCTTTACTTGGTTTGTAGAATTTCTTATATACCCAATTTTTTGATGGGTTACAAGTTCCTAACATTTTCGGAATTAAATCGTATTCGTCTAATTTATATCTAATACGTGATTTAACTATTTGCCAAGCTAATTCAACGATTTGATTTACCTCATCTATAAATGCTCCCGTAATTTCAAGTGAACCTAAAGAATCATAATTAGGGTCTGCAGGATAATGAAATAAGTCCTTCATTAAAATTTCAGAACCATTAAAAAATTTAATAGTATCAGTATGACCATTGATTACGAAATGCTCTCCATTTATTAAACCTTGTATCTTACATACCTCTAAAAAAGAATTTAATGTAGTCTCCTTCAACGATTTCAATTTTTTACGTCCCATCAACCAACGAGTACCTGGGTACTTCAAACACATCTTTAATAACCAATAACAACCAACCATTGATTTTCCACCACCAGCAGACCCACCATAAACTACTTCTTTTGTGATTTTATCCTCTAATTTATCAATAAGAATTGTCTGCTTTATTGTTAACTCCATTATTTACTTCCTGATGTATATGTTTTAATTTCGTTCCAACTTATTTGTGTTGTATTTTGATTTGTATTTTCAGCTTTTTCTTTCCATCCATATTTGTTTGCTAAGATGAATTTTGTTATAGCTTCTTTACCTTTACCTTCAAATGATAGTTTTTGTAATTTATGTTCTTGAATCGCTTTAGCTATTTCTAATTTTTCTCCAAATGATTCGAATTTATTAGCTAAATAATTAAAAGTACTATCATATAATTTATTTTTATATAGGAATTCTTTCCAAAATACATTTCCGGCATCAACTTTACCTAATTCCATCCCATCAGGACCCGTTATAGTACGTTCTTCTAACATCCAAGCAATCAAATCATCAGCTAAATCATTAACTGTTTCTTCATTCCATTTTGTATCTGTATATTTATTTTCTATTTTCATGTAACATTGCGATTTTTTGTTTAAAAACAATGATTATTTTATAATTTATATTGAGAATTTAATCCATCTATTGTTATTTTAGCAGCTTTTATTAAGTCTACTAAATTTTCATCAGTGAATACCATCTTTATCACTTTAAATCTAAACCATTGAAGGTGATAGTATATATTTATATATATTCTTATATCATCCTCTTGTTTTATATTATATGTTATTATACCGTTTTTATAATATATCATTCCTGGTATCATAATTGTTGATAATTATATAATATTTGTAGTTTTTCCATCATTTCTGAATGTATTGAGGGGCAATTACATATTGGTTGATTTTCACTGAATATTTCGTTGTATAATTTAGTTAGATATTCAGCGTTATCTAATGATAGTGATATTAATTCTTGTTCTGTTATTTGTCTAGTTGATTTTCGCAGATATGGAAATAATAATGTCATATTTCGTTGTTGGTTTATATCTTGTTTTATACGAGTACAATCAGAACATTTTTCTTCTAACTCAACCACCCATGAACCTTTTAATGCTAATTCATCATTTATGATAGTATTTTCTTTTAATATATAATCTTTAATTATTTTATTTTTTGCCATTAATTCCTAATTTATTGTTTATTTTATCTCTTGTTGTAATTAAGCTTTGATATGATATTTTAGATTGTTTACTTAATTCAAGTAAGCTCATTTTATATGAATATTCTAATATTTTTCTTTCATACCAACTTAAACTATTTATTCTTTCTTCAATTATTTCATAACATTTTTCTATTTCCATTTTTTCCCTTACTATATCTTCTATATCATCTGGGATTTCAGGAAATGAGACTTCATAATCAACACCACCTCTATCATAACGATTTAATTCATATTTTTGATAATTTCTAATAAGATTTCTTAATGATACTGATACTAGTCCTCCATCAATTATTTTATTTGGATATTTTGAAAAATATTTATGTAATTGAATATATAATTCCTGTACCATATCATCAGCTAATTCTCTATCACCTTTAGTTAAGATAGTAGCATGTTCTCTTATCGTTGAATCATATTTTGATAACGCAATTATATTAGTAATGTTTTTTATTTCCCTCATTATTTATTTTTTGTTTACGGGTTGTAATTTTTGTTTATTTTCTTGTTTCGTAAACTTTATATCAAATTTTTTTAATTTGGAGTAGTTGATTTTTTCTCTGTTATTCATTGATTCTAATTTAAAACGCCACCTTATATGATTAATAATAGGTAGCGTTGATAAACATTGTTATTTAATTTTTAGTAACGGATATTGATTGATTTTAAGTAAATTAGTTTCTTTATCTGCTTTTAATTTTAAATCAAGAAATTGTATTGTATATGTTTCAGGGCCAAATTCAAAATTTAAATAATCTGTATCTTTTTGATTCTTCTGTTCCTGTTTTGTAGTACTATTATAGTAATATTTAAGTAAGAAAATATGGAAATATTGTTCTTCCATTAATTGTTCTTTTGTTGGAGGAGTTGCATTACTTGCAATTCCATTAATATCAGTAGTTTCCATATTTGTTGTTTTAATCGAATTCTTTCTCATCTGTTGCGTATTTGTAAAGGTAAAGTGAATATAATTTTTCTATTGCTGATTTTAATACTGAACCGCATGTGGTACAGTTGATATTTTGTTTGAATGCTTTGTTATATAAGAATACTAATATTTTTATATCAACATGATTAATAGTTTTTAATGTTTTTAAATATTTTATAAAATCTATATCATCTTGATTAATTGGTTCTGCTTTTGATAACACAGGAAACGCTTTATTTAATTCTTCTTTACGTTTTTTACACTTGTCACATTCTTCTATTCCAAGAAATGATGTAATTGTTGAAACTACATCACCTAATCCATTAATTGAATTAGATTTTTCAGGTAAATCAACGTTTTCTGTTGGATTATATACTTTTTGTACTCTAATTTTAGTCATTTGTTATATTATTTGTAATTTCTTCTTCAATTTGTTGAAATTGTGCGATAATATTATCGATTCTTTCGTTTTGTTCGTGATAAAATTGTGAATTTCTAGTTGTCATTTTATTTTATTATTATTTGTTTGGTATAAATATTGGAGAAAAATGAAAGAATTAATAAATCTCATAATGTTGTTGAGGGAAATGTTGAGTTAGATTGCAAATAAATTCAGCATATTGAATTGGATTATCGAATCTTAATTTAATATTAAATACTCTTCCTCTATCTAAACTATATAATGGACTATCTATTTCTACTGAATATTCTTCAATATATTCTCTATAATTTTCTGTAATATAAATAAATTTCTCACTTGATTCATATATTTCTATTGTAGTTTTGAATATCATTATATATTTTTTAATTGATTAATACCGAATTTATTTCCAAACATAATTAAGAAATCTTTAACAGACACTGAGTTTGTCATATTTTTCCATTTACCTTTTGTATATACTTTGTTTACTACACAATCTTTTAACATAATTGGTTTGGATGAATCATATTCTGAATGATATACATGTAGTACCATACCTGTTTTATTTTTATCAGCTTCCCAACTATCACATATTCTTGAAAGTGCAATATTTTGTCCTAATGTAATATCTTTTCCTTTAACTTTAACTTCTATCATAATAAGGTATTTGTTAAATAATTCGATAAATGAATCTACATCAGAAGGATATATTTTATCGGATTGGATACCATCAAATAATAATGGTTGATTAAATAATGCTTGGTTTTTTACTAGAGTTGACATTTTTTTTATTGTTTTTATTTTGTTATATCCATAAATATAGCAAAGGAAGAGAAAATGCAAGAGAAAGAAAAAACCCTACATTTCTGTAGGGTTAAAAACAAAATAATTCTAGAAATGTCAAGTAACTAGTGTATTTTAATATAATTTATTACTTATTATCAGGTATAAATATATGAAAGGAATTTAAAAATCAAAATACTTTTAATTAAGTGAATAATTTTTTAATAATTGTTGCTTTCTCATATATTGTGTATTAAATCCCTCTAATTGCCATTGAAGACCCAAATCATAAATAATATAAATCAGTTCATATTTCTTACAATATCTTAAAGATGATACATATAAATTTTTATATTTAAAGAATTCAATAATTACGTTTTTGTTTGGTGTTATTAACATGAGATTTTTTATTTGTGATTATAAATATGGTAAAGAAATAGAAACATTAAATTATTTTTTCTGCGATTTAAAGCGATTTTAATTCAATTCCACTACCTTATATGTCTAATTATAGATATGCGTTTAAATCGCAGGTACTCATTTATTACGCGCAATATATTGTATTACTAATCGTATAAAATGAAATATTACTATGGGCCATAACAGTAAAGTACTTATTTGATGTTTATACGTTGGTTGTATTGATTTATTTATTAAATCTATAATTAAAGTTAATGAAGAACCAACGAGTAAATAAATTAGAATGTATTGTATCATATATTTATGTATTTTTATATTAATAATATTTTAAATCGCTTATATTCGCTGATTATACATATTGTTTTAATTGGGAATAAAAGTATTTTTTATATTGTTTTACTTTTTTTACCATTGCGTGTTGATTTATATTAAATTTTTCTCTAGTTTCTTTTATTTCTTTACCATTAATAAATAAATCAGTACATATTTGTCTATTTTCATCATCCATTTTATTTATTAGTTCATGCAATTTGGTAATGATTTCTTCATTATAAGAATCGGTTTCGTATTCCATATTTTCTAAACCAGTACTTCTTTCATTAATTAAATCTTTTCTATATTTGTGATAAAATGGAGATGAAGATAATTTTAATTGAAATGACATCGCTTTAGTAATCCAATTTTCCATTTTTCCATCATTAAATACTTTCATTTGATATTCTTCTGGTTTATATAAGAATTCTTCTATTATAAATGGAAGTAAATCTTCGCCCCAATATTTATAACCTGAACCACATGTTTTTTTACAATTAATAATTAATTGTTCATAATTATCTTGTAACCATTTATTTATTTCAGGGATATTTTTTAATGTTTTAATTTCTTTACATGAATATTTATAATTATCTCTTCTTAATTTATTACAAGATTTACAATATATTTCTAAACCATCATTTCTTGCTTTATTCTTAACAAATTCAATTAATGATTTATTTTCCTTGCAATCCAAACACATTTTTAATTTATTTTCCATTTTTATTTATTTGATATAAATATATAAGAGAAATATTGAATTTACAATTTTATTGTTGGGAATTTAATAATTAAATATCAACGATTATCAATTAATTTATTCTAATAATATGGAGTATGGTAAATTGTATATTATATAATTTAATTTCATTGATATATAAGTAATACGCGCCTGAATATTATATTATTTAGACATTAAAATTAGATTTAATTTATTACATAATATTTTATTTATTTATTACTGAATTTCTTATCTAATGAGTATAATTATAAGCGATTATCAATTATAATGATGAGGTGTTATGGAAATAGATATGTTATCGTCTGAATATTTAATTTTGGTTGGTATTCAATTATTATCGCCTGATATTAGTATATTATTAATTTAATTTTCTATTTATCTAATAATTTGAAGTTTATTTCGTATGTTTAATATAAAGAATTAAGGAAGTTTTTACTATTTACTATTTACTCAGGCTAAAATTTAAAAAATCCAAAATTATTCCTAATATTTACCATATAATCAGGTATATTTCCAACATATTATTTAATTATATTATTAACTGGTTATTATTATATCTATTTTTATTATTGGTTATTATTACCACGCCGGTTTGGTACTTTACGTATAAGCGATTTGGTCGGTAGCGCATATACATTTACGCTGTAGCGCAGAATACTAGAAGTTTTTAATGTTTCTTAAAAGTATTTTGATTTTTGAAATTTTCTCGTATATTTATACTCGCACAATAAGGAATTATTGAGTCAGGTTCCAGGGGAGTAGCTACCCCTGGTTTGGGTCCTGTAAAACCCAATTAACTTAATAAAACCCAAATAAAATGACTTTAAAACAATTAGTTCAAAACACACTTTCTCAAGACGCTTTCTTATTAGTAAATAAAAAAATACTAAAAAAATTAGATAATGCGAATGCTGCATTAATTTTATCATCACTTATCAGTAAATATCAATATTTTGAAAACAGAGGTGAATTACAAGATGGATATTTTTTTAATACAAAAGAAATGTTAAAAAATGAATTAGGATTCTCTGAAAAAGTTACACTATCAGCTGAAAAGAAATTAATTTCTATAGGATTTATATCTACTAAATTACAAGGATTACCAAGAAAAAAATATTACACTATAAATTGGGATAAAATAGCATCAATTTTAAATGAAGATGTTGTTATTTCACAACCTATTGTAGGAATTCCTAAATCAGAACCAATTAAACCAATTAAAACACCAGCAAAGGTTGAAACTTCTTTAAAACCTAATAATATGGAACAATTAGAAAAAGATAAATATATATTAGAATTGAAATTATCAGAATTAGATGAATTTGGTAATAGATTTAATAATGAAAAAATAATAATAAATGATTTAATTATTAAAAATGAAAATGGAATTACATTAACTAAATCAGATAAACAAAAAGTGGAAAAAATTCAAGAATTATTAATTTTAGAAACACTTTAATTATGGAAAATATAAATTACTTACCATTAATGGTACCAATATTTAAAAAATCATATGATAATTTACCATCTCATGAATATTTAGGAAACAATGTGTATAAATTTGCTAATATATATAATCCAAATAATTATAAATCAGGAGTATATTTTATAGAAGATTTTTATATAGGTAAATCTATTAACTTAAATAATAGAATAGCAAATCATATATTTGGTATTTTAACGATAGGTTTCTCAGATAATTATAATTTATCTCTAAGAATTTTGGAAATATTACAATATAGAAAATTAGAAGTACAGATATTAGATTCTGATGTTAAAATGGAGAAATTTCATATATATGAAAATAGAGATAAATATTTATTATTAAATAAACAATATAATAAATAAATCATGAGAACACAAACACTTAAATACAGACTTAATTCAAATAAAACATCAACTTTAAATGAAACTGCTAAATTAAATAGATTTACAGCTGAACAATATGATGAAAGAATTAAATTTCGTATAACATATCAGTTATGGAAATTGTTTAATATTATACCTTAATGATATATGGCGTTATTAATTGAATATAAGCGATTTAAACACATACACGTCGAATATAATATACTATATTGACTCTTAATTATTTTATTTATAAACGTTGATTAGACTTACATTAATTTGTAAGTCTTTTCTATTTTATTTGGTTGGGTGAAATGTAGGTATTAATTTTATAGCATAATTTAAAATAATAAAGATTATGAAAACAATTAAAAAACAAGGACGTCCAGTTAATCCAGAAAGTAAAAGACAACAAAGATTATCGTTGTTAGAATTAGGTAAAAGAGGTAAAGGTAGACCTAAAGGAACATTTAAAACAAGACCACAATCACCTGAAATAGATGTTGGTGGTTTATTAAAAAGAATGGATGATAAGATGAAAGAAATGAAAGAAATTCAAAAAGAAATTAGTGTTACTTTAAAATATCTTCAAATTGTAAAAAGGAAATAAATTTTCAAGGTTCTTTCGTATATTTATACCTGTAATTTAAAAAAAATAAAAATGAAAAAATTATTAATTGCCTTATTATTAGGCTTGAGTTTAGTAAGTTGTGAAACAGAAACTAATATTTCATATATGAGATATACTAAAGAACTAAAAGATTCAACAAATATAGTTTATCAAAAAGATACTTATTTATTTGAAGCAGAAAATTATGTAGTTGTAAGAGTATTAAAAGTGAGAGAAATGGAGAATTATCAGAATTTAAAAAAATTTATTTATAATGCTGAAATTTTAAGTTCTCAAACTATAGAAGATACTATAAAATATGAAATAAATGCAGCTAGTTTGGATTCTAATAACAATTTTATTTATAACCAATTAGAATTAAAAGTTATAAATGATGGTAGTAAAATTGTAGATATAATAGAATAAATTTTAATAAAAATAAACACAAGAAAGGCGCTAATTTAGCGCCTTCTTTATTGAGGGTAATATCAGATTCGAACTGATGTGTACGTTCTAAAAACATATGTATAACCTCTCGACCAATTACCCCTTATTATCTTTATTGAAATAATTAAATACGTTATCTATCAGTTTACCTAATCTACTGAATAATGTATCTTTGGAAAACACTAATATAATACCTAATAAAATTAAAAATATTCTAAACCATATTTCGAATTCCATCATTATAGAAGCGTAAATCATTCCCATACCTAGTATAGTACTTAAAAAATTATGGAATATTATTTTCATACCTGTTAAATTTGTTGCGTAAACCAAGAATTTGTTTACTATTGTTGAAATTATTTTATCTAAATTAAATCTATTTATCATAAATTTACCTATATACTCACCACTCATAGCTAATAAACCATAAGCTAGTGGTTGGTATTCAATCATTATAGTAGCAACTATAGGTCCTTGTAAAAGGTATACAAATCCAACTCCTGTTATTAACGATAATATCACTCTAAATAACGTAATTTTCTCTTTCTCCATAGTCACTCCAATTCTAATTGCTATTCCTGTTATTGCGGGAAGTAATATTTTTACGAAAAAACTCATTAATTGTTCTTCCCACCCTTTGAAATTTTCTATCATTCTTTATTCTTATTAACAAAATTAATATAACTCCAATTAAAAACATTAATTCGTTAAGCTGAAATATAGTATTATCAAAAAATAACTCATCTAATAAATTATTCAGTGATAAAGAAACTAAAATAAATTTTATATTATTACTTCTATCACTAAAATAAAGGTAAAAGCACAGCATAAATATAAACAACGCATTACCTATGTAAAATACTGATATACCTGTGTTTATCTTAATGGTCTCCCAAAATAAATAAGTAATTATGCTTATTATTGTTGCTGTGCTTAACCAATATTTCATTATCTATCTTTTGGTCTCGTACCAATCAATTCCAACCCAACCGAATCTAAAATAACTATAATTTCTTCAATAGTTTTTGCTTGTTCTTCATTTGGTTCTTGTTCTACTAATAATTTTTTGTTGTTCATATCTAATTTATTTAAAGTTTCATAATCGTATTATTAATATATCCATAAAACAATAACTCACCAATTGTTTAGTAAGTTATTGCTATTAAAAATACTTCGTCTATTTGTTGGTCTGTTAAGTTTAGAAAGGATTTTGCTACAAATATTAAATCTTGGGAATGTCTTTCAAACGTTCCACTTTCGGTATATGATATCCTCGCTATAGTTTTATTAGGTTCAGGTAATTGATTAATTCCATCTAAAATATTATTTTCATTATACCCCAAGACAGCTAAAGCTATTTTAAATTGTCTTCTTGTTAC